GTGCCGTCAGCGGAGAACAGCACCGCATCACCTTTGGTGGCACTTGTGGGCATGGTGTCGGGGTTCACGGCCAACACTGCCAAAGGGAGATGATTGTCAATGAACTGGAGGTTTTCGTTCATGCCGTTGGTGTCCCAAAAGGATTCACCTCTGAAAAACCCTCGATACATTTTGCGGAAAAGCTGTCCAGGCATTGCGACCTCAGTACGTGAAAGTTGTTGATGCTGAGACACTTGCCACAGCATTGACCACATCGTCAGGCACCAGTGTGAGCGAGATGACTGTTCCCGACGGGTACACAGGCAGCTTCAGTTCAAGACCGGGCACGGTCAAATTACCACCAATTATGCTACCTGTGCCACCTGAAACAGACGCTGAAACTTGGGCACCACGGCAGTTCTCGGCCTCCCAGCACAGCCAGTACCCATCGTCACGCACCTCGACCACCGGGTTGTAGACCTTGGCAATCAGGCGCTCATCGTTGTCAGGCTCTTCACCGGTAAGGCTGTTTTCCTGCAAATAGTATTCAGGGTAGTCATCAGTGCAAGTGATTTTGACAGTCTCGTTCTGAGTCGGCTCCAGCGACAAGACCCGGCAGCGTTTACCCGGTGTGGCACTTGGACCAGCTTGGAACAGGAAGTCCTCTGGAAAGTGGTCAGGGAAGTCAGGAAGGGCTGTGCTCAGGGTCACCGTGGTCACAGGTGACAACGGAGGCGCGATTTTCTCGACCATGAAGGTTCCATCGGGCAGGCGAATCTGAATCCAGTAGTCGGGACCGGCAGCAGGGTCGTGCAGCGCACGAGGCAGGGTCAAGGTCAGACCGTCAGAAGAGATGTCCTGCAAACGACCACTGTAGGCCCAAGCGGTCAGATCGTGGGCAAGAAGGACTACATCGCCACGCTGGGGCACCATGCCTTCAATCGATGTCTCAAAGCCGATGCGGCGAATGTGGTACTTGATGTCGGCCGCACGAAGGTTGATTTCACGCTGTGCCTGATCCTCGGTGGTCACACCGAAGAACTGCAGCGATGAACTGTTCACAGGGTTCGTGACACCTGGAACCAAGGCACGGACCTGACGTGAGATATAGAAGTCGTTCTCGTCATTGAAGCTGGCAACCAGCTCATCGGTCCTGCGGTTGATGTTGTAGCCGATCTCAAACGACCCGGCGACAATGTTGCCCATGCCGAACTGAGCCACAGGGATGTCGGCAGTATCTGCCCACACCACGGTGAACTTGTCGTTTGACCAGTTGGGTGACCCACGACCGGCTTGAGCGATGTCGATCATCACGTCAGCACAAGGGCGCTGTGAGTCCACCACGGCATTGAATTTGAGGTTCTTGGAGGTGCACCACTTGCTGAACTGGTGGATCGTGGCGAGGTCGATTGCGCTGTTGGGCAGACCTGCTCCGAACAGCCGCTCACCGTTGGTACTGTGGACCCCGAGCTTCCAGCCCTTGGGGTCGGTGGTGTTCAGGAACCCGCCCATGGTGAAGTACAGCAGCCACCACGCAGGGTTCTGTGTCGTGACCCATGACCAGTTCGCAGAAGCACCTGGTTCAGTACCGTCGTACACCGATGCTGTGTAGACCCAACATTTTGTTTCAGCAATCGAACTCCACCGATCAAGAGCACCGTTAAGTTGACCGGAAGCCAAGACCTGAACACCGACACGATTGATGGCAGGGTAAGTCGTGATTGCATCGTCAACGTAGAACTTGGCACGCTCAAAGTTGACATCACAGACGTTTGCAGCATCAGTCTCATCATCTGATACCTTGCGAACCTGCACCTCGTATCGACCCGATGGGACAGACCACCGCTCAGTCTGACGGAAGATCGTTGTGTCACCGTTGCTGAATGTGACAGGGAAACCCGGAGCTTGTGTCCAAGCACCAGCACCCACAAGTCGATACTGGCAATCGAACACACGACTGAGTGTTTCAGCACCGCCGGATGCGTTGCGGAACAGGCGACCGGCAAAGTCAACTTCAATGAATGTGGTTGTCTTGCGCGATGATTCACGTGTCACCCAACCATTGTTCACACTTCCGCTGTTCTGTTTCAGTTCGCCACCATCGACAGATTCACAATTTGCCGGGTACTCAAGGAACGGACCTGTTGACAGATCAGGACCACGCCTCCAGCCGATCAATGATGTCGCAGTGCTTGAAAACACGGTCGGTGTGATAGTGATGTCACGGAACGACGATACAGCGGTTGTCCCGATGTAATGATCACTCAGGGTCATGTCACCGAAGCCGTAACTGAATACGTTGGTCAGGCGCTGAGTTGTCTCGAAAAGAAGGTAGCCGTAAATCTTGACGATGTTCACTGTCTGACCGGACGTGTATGTTCTCCAGTTTGCGCTTGGGCAAGAAGGGCCGGATTGTGTTTCTTGGCATTGATTGACGGATACCCAATATTCCTGATACGTTGTCCACTGAATAACACCAGAAGTCCACGGTTGACCAAGCGCAGGCGGTGCCCACTTGATGACAAGACTATGGTTTGCATCGGTTGCACAGTAATACACATCGTCAATGTCGATTGTGAACAAGTAAGGAGATTCTGTTCCCCATGGAGGGTTCGACGGTGCTGCTGTCCAACCAGTCGGCACCTGTTCAGCAGGCGTGAACAGATTCCATGCTTTTGAAGCTGGTGATGGACTGAACGCAAAATCAGGCATCACGACATCGCCGTACACAGGTGTGTTGTTGCACACATTGCGGTACACAGCGTAATCGGTCACATAGTCCACAGACCAAGGACTTGCGTAATCCGGGAAAATACGATGCTTACCCATGACAATCGGGAGTGGTGCAAACCGACGTGCTTGATTGCTACCACCAACTACACCATACCCTTCAGGGTCTTTGCGTGTGCCACGAGAGCCTTGACCTCTATCATCTGGTCCGAAAACCGTAGATATGAGGAAATTCACAGCAAGTGAAACTGCAATGTTCACCAAAATGGTGGCGACTACGACGTTGAATCCTTCCGCCACAAGCCAAGCAACAGCAGCTTCGGTTTTCTGCATGTTGACCACATTCACTTTGTCACCTGCAGCAAGTAAACGGGACTTCAGCTTCTCAGGACCAACAGGCTCATTGTTCAAAAACACTCGAACATCTTGACCGAACACATCGTTTTCAAGCAGAAAATCCCATGCTGTCTGACTTTCGACAACATGATTCGTGGTGCGTGTGTCGCCGCCAAGCATGTGCTCGTGACGAACGAGTGTGATCACTTCCATCGGTAGTACCCCTCGACTGTACAAGTCAGCAGTTTACCGACAGGCTCAACGACTGAACCACGTTCTGCCACGGTGTGCAGGATGTACAGACCCTTGGGCGTGTTCACCACAAGTCCCATGTGACTCAGGCGACTGCCTATCTTGAGGATCACACCATCGCCGTCCTGTGGGTCTTCTGTGCGGTCTGTGAGTTGACTGCACCCACGGGCGATTGCGTTACTCTGCTCCCGAGTGCCCATGTGGTGCTCAGGGTAGCCACGCAGGGTGTCAGCGATGTCCTGACGCAAGAACTCTTTCTCAAGCACATCAGCTACAAGCTCTGCACAATTGAGGGTGGAGTAGGGAATGCCGATCCAGCGGCTGCACCAGTGAATGCCCATCAGAATAGTCCCGGAAACCCCCGACTGCCCGAGGTGGTCGGTGGTCGATAGGTAAGGTTGATTGCGGATTTGTTCAGCACGTCCTCAAACCCAAGGCCAAACTGAGCAGCCTCGGTGTTCATGGAGACAGTGTTCACATCAAGTTGAATCTGACGTTCGATGACGTCAGGTTGTGACCGGAGCACCTGCATCATGGTGATCTTCATCCCACGCATACCGGCTGTCTGTTCAAGCAGTCGAGACAATGTGCCAGAGGTGTTGTCGATCTGGAGCGATGCCTTCGGTAACTGACCTTCGACATCATCGACCCACACAGGACGGAACCGAACGGCAATGTACCGTTCACCATTGCTCACAAGGTCTTGGGTGTCGTTGATCAGGCGCAACGGGTCAGCAAGGGCGTGTTCGATCTTGAGCAATACGAACGG